AACCGGCATAATTGTATTGAAATTGGCAATGAAAAGATGGATTCAAAGCCTATGGTTCAACCAACTGTTGACCGCCGTAAGGTTTTGCACCAACAACTATCTGATATGAGTGACCGGCAAGCCAACAAGCTTATTAAAAAAGCCATTAAGGGCATTTAAGGAATGACTATGGACACCCAAGAGTCGCCTTTCGAAAACGAAGAAGCGAAAATTGATCGTAAGGAGCTTCTTGCACAGCAGTTTGATGAAGCTGCTGGCGAACAACCAGTTGCCGCTCAATCTGAAACAACACAAGATCCAGAGCCAGACGTAGAAGAACCTATCTGGAAGCGCCCGCCGTCTAGCTGGAAGCGCGACTACCATGAGGTCTGGCAAACCGCTGATGACAAGCTGAAAGAGTATGCTTGGCAGCGTGAAGAAGAAATGCGTAAGGGCGTCGAACCACTTCTGGGCAAGGCTCAGTTTGCGGACAAGATGCAGAAGGTTATGCAACCTTACGAGCAGACAATTCGCGGCCTGGGCATTGAGCCTGAAGCCGCTGTCGAGGCGCTTATGCGTGCCGACTACACCCTTCGTACTGCGCCGGCTGACCAGAAGCGCGCCTATTTGGCCCAGCTAGCCAGCCAGTACGGCATTAACTTGGGAGAGATAGACCCATACTCACAACCTGGGCCTGTCGATCCCGCTGTCTATCAGCTTCAAAACGAATTGAATAACATTCGTGGCGAAGTTGTTGGATGGAAACAGCAGCAAGAACAGGCTCAGAATCAAGCCCTACAAGCTGAAATTAGTGATTTTGCCGAAACAGCAGATCACTTTGAAGCCGTGCGCCCAACAATGATTTCGCTCCTACAGGGCGGTGTTGCGACCACGCTAGAAGAAGCCTATGAAAAGGCTATTCGCCTTGACGACAACGTTTATTCCGAAATCCAAAAGGGCCGACAAGCCCAGGATGACGTAGCCAGACGTGATGCAGCTAATAAAGCTGCTAAAGCCGCCAAGGCGGCAGCGGTAAGTGTCCGAAGCTCCACACCCGGAGGTCAGCCCACTACCAAAGCGCAAGATAGACGCTCAATGTTGTTCGAGCAGTTCGACAATATGAATGAGCGTTTTTGATGAACCCCTGATAATGGAGCATAAATATGGCATTCGCCAACAGCTCGATCAGTGACATCATTGCGACTAATATCCAAAGCCGTAGTGGTGAACTGGCCGATAACGTCACGAACAACAATGCGTTGCTTCGTCGACTGAAGGACCGTGGAAACGTTAAAACGTTCTCCGGCGGTAACGTGATTTTGCAAGAAATCATGTACAACGACTCGACCACAAACAACACAAATAGCTATAGCGGCTATGAAGTGCTGAACGTGTCCCAGAACTCGCCTATCTCTGCGGCGCAGTTCTCGATCACTCAGTATGCCTCGGCGGTGACGATCTCCGGTCTGGAAATGATCCAGAACTCCGGTAAGGAAGCCATCATCGACCTGCTGGACGGTCGTATGAATGTTGCTGAAGCCCAACTTGCTAACCGTCTGGGCGGCGACATTTATCTGGACGGCACCGGCAATGCCGGCAAGAACATCACCGGCCTCGGCGCGGCTGTTCCTGATGCCCCCTCCAGCGGCACCTACGGCGGTATTAACCGTGCGTCCTTCTCGTTCTGGCAATCCGTTGCCTATTCGGGTACGACCAACGGTGGCTCGGCTGTAACCGCTTCGAACATCCAACAATACATGGATGCCGTCGCTGTCCAGCTAATCCGTGGTACCGACAAGCCGGACCTGATCGTTGCCGACAATAACTATTACCGCCTGTACCTTCAGTCGCTGCAAGCGATCCAACGCATCTCGGACTCCGGTTCGAGCATGGCTGGCGCTGGCTTTGCCTCGCTGAAGTACTACGGTGCCGGTATGGCGTCGGACGTTGTGCTTGATGGTGGTATCGGTTCCGATGCTACTGCAAACCATATGTGGTTCCTGAACACCAAGTACCTCATGTTCCGCCCGCACGTTGATCGGAACTTTGTGCCGATTGGCGGCGAGCGCCAAGCGGTTAACCAAGACGCCATTGTGAAACTGATCGGCTGGGCGGGTAACATCACCTGCTCTGGCGCTCAGTTCCAAGGCGTTCTGATCGCTTAATGGGAGAATCAGAACATGGCTTACACATTTGACGACTACAAGTCTGGCCTTCTCCAGATCGCAGTTGTTGACACTGGCATTACGACTGCCAATGGCACCTCTGTCATCCCGACCCCGCCTAACGTGCTGGGTGGGGTAATCCGCGCTTTCGATCCCACTTACGGCGAGGGTGAATTCATCATGCTCGTTGGCGTGGCTTCGACTGTTGTTGGTTCGCTTGTGACCTACAACACGACGACCTACCAAACTGCGCTTTCGCCTAACACGGCGAACCTGGCGCAGCCGGTGGCCGTTGCTATGTCGGCTAACACCGCTGGCACTTTCGGTTGGTATCAAATCGAAGGTCTTGCCGTTGTGAAGAAGACTGCGGTTGCGGTTAACGTCGGCGTTCCTGTTTACCAATCGGCCACCACTGGGCGCGTTATGCCTACGGCGGCTTCTGGTAAGCAAGTCCTCGGCGCTCGCTCTGCCAACCTGGCTACGGTTGCTTCTGGCGTTTCGACCATTATCGTGTCGATCAACCGTCCGCATATGCAAGGCGCAACCACCTAGTGATTCTATCGTCAAACCTTGATGAGAAAATTCCAATCGTGTGTAACACGGAGGATGATGTCATTTTCAGCAACATTAGTGCTGCTGTAGAGCGTCATCTTCCGTGGCTTGGGCTAACTGAGCCGCACGACAAGGTGGCTGTAATAGTAGGGGGAGGCCCTTCAATGAGGGGCCTCCTTCCGCTTATTTCAGCGCATAAATCGGCTGGACATACCGTCTTTGCCGTTAACGGGGTTATTCCAAGCCTTTTGAGCGTGGACGTTACCCCTGACTATTTTGTCCTTCTGGACGCTAGGGAAGACAATCTTTCTTTCCTGCACCCTGATTTAAAAGCCCACAATCTAATCGCCTCCCAATGCCCTCCGAGCGTCTTTGACGCGCTAGAGAAGCAAGAGGTTACGGTTTGGCATCCGGCCTATCCCGGCATTTCAGATTACATTGGTGATCGTGAGTGCGCCCTTATCGGTGGCGGCACTACGGTTGGACTTCAAGCCATGAGCATTGCCTTTGCAATGGGCTATCGGGAAATCCATTTATTCGGCTTTGATTCCAGTTATTCCCACGTTGGTGAAGGCCATGCCTACGCACAGGCGGTCAATGACGACGACCCCCGCGATACATACAGGGTTGGCAAGCGTGAATACGTTGCAGCCCCCTGGATGGCTCGCCAAGCGGTAGAGTTTCAAGAAGCCGCCCGTCAATTGGCCGATGCTGACGCAGAGATCCACGTTCACGGACACGGGCTTCTGCCGGCAATCGCACGCGCTATGTCAGAACCTCCAGAGGAGATCTCTGAAGCGGATAAGTACAAAGCAATGTGGGGCATTGACAGCTATCGAATCGTAGACCCTGGCGAAAACTTTGCTGACGAGTTTATCGACATGGCCCGTCTTGGGTCCACCAGCAGCGTCATTGACTTTGGCTGTGGCTCTGGTCGCGGCAGCAAAAAGATTTATGAAACTACCGGCTGTCAGATAACGCAAGTGGATTTTGCGGACAATTGCCGCGATGCAGGCAACGACCTTCCTTTTAAGGTGGTTGACCTTTGCGAACCCATAGTTGGCTTAAAGGCAGACTTTGGCTACTGCACTGACGTTATGGAACACATTCCCACCGATAAGGTTCCCAATGTGATCAAAAACATCATGGATTGCGTGGATAGATGCTTCTTTAAGATTGCCATGTTTCCAGATAGTATGGGATCGCTAATTGGACATTCGCTTCATTTGTCGGTTTTTCCGATAGAATGGTGGGAAGAACAATTTTTGGACTATAAGATCAATTATCGGCAATGCGATAGGGACACCCCTTTCCCGTATGCCACGTTTTATATCGAAAAAGACCTGGCTTCAGAAAGGAACTAATCATGGCTATCCCCTCTCGCGTTCTCGGTTCCGGCAACGCTGCTCTTTCTACCATCTCCATCTGCGGTGACGGTGCTACCGGCCTTGTGGCTGTCGGCTCCACGATTGCCGATGCACTTCAGCTTTCGGCGGTGTGGAACACGATTACCACCTCGTCCGCTTCTACCGGCGTTATCCTTCCCACAACTGAAGCCGGCGCTATGGTTGGTATCCGCAATGACAGCGGTCAAACCATCACCATCTACCCAAAGTCCGGCTCAACCATCAATGCCGGCGCATCCACCCTTAGCCTTGCTACTGCTAAAACCGTTCTCCTCTTTGCGCCCAGCGCGACTACCTGGGCTTCCGTTTTGACCGCCTAAAAAGGGACCACCCATGCCTCTTGATAGTGATGTTTCTGGTGCAGACGCACAACTTCATGTTGAATTTTATGAATTTGATAAGGCCCCCTACAAGGGACAACCGTTTGTGCGAATTATGGCACCCGGAGACAAGACTAACATAATCGAGCAGCCCGTCAGGGAACACCACAAGGCTCGTTTTTCGCGTCAATGGCTTTACTACCAAATGCGTAACAATGAGGGACCGGAACTCGGCACCCCGTTGGAAACTTGGCATGAGGACGCTTCTGAAGAACTGAACGACTACCAAATGGCTGAACTGCAAATTCTGAAGTTTCGCACCGTTGAACAGGTTGCAACGGCTTCAGATTCGCAGCTTCAAAAGGTTGGCATGGGCGCTCAAGCGCTCCGTGAGCGGGCTAAGTTATATCTTAACCGCAAAAACAGTTCTGCTTTTTCGGACGAACTTTCCAATACGCGAAAAGAGCTTGATGAGCTAAAAGCTAAAATGTCTCAGCTTATGGATGAGCGTAGGCCGGGACGGCCAAGGAAAGAAGTTATAGATGTCCAGCACGATGCTGCAATTAGTGACGCAAGTCACGAATGAGCTAGGCGTTCCTACTCCCACTTTCGTAGCTGGGAATGCCAACCAAGACGTAATTCAGATCCTGGCGCTCATGAACGCCAGCGGTTACGAATTGCTGCGGAAAGCTGATTGGCGAGAACTTACCATACCGTACAGCTTCTTTACGGAATATACGACCACGACGGGAACTTACACGACCACCACGCTTACCATCACCGGCATCCCGTCCACTGCCGGCTTGGACACTACATACATGGTCGTTGGTACAGGATTTCCCAATGCCACGTTTATCACCAGCGTAGATTCCAGTACGCAGGTCACAGTCTCAACCTATTCAGCCAGCGATGTGACCGCCGGCACAATCTATTTCCAGAAGGTCAAATACGACCTGCCTAGCGACTATGATAGCATTGTGCCGCGTACCCAGTGGGACAAGAGCAAGCACTGGGAAATGCTTGGCCCAGAGAATGCCCAGCAATGGGAATGGCTTCTCAGCGGTTACATATCCACCGGCCCGCGTATCCGTTGGCGCTTGCTAGGCAGCTATTTCCAAATTTGGCCTGGCCTTTCCAGCGCTGAATATCTTGGCTTTGAATACCGCAGCAAGGGGTGGGCTAGATCCTCCGCTAACGCAGTGAAAAACAGCATGACTGTTGACACTGACACCTGCATTTACCCTGACCGCGTTATGGTCCTTATGACAAAGCTGAAATATTTCCAAGCCAAGGGTTTTGATACCACGGCTTTGTATCGTGATTATCTGACCGAATTTGATACGTCGGTAGCGCAGGATACCTCTGCGGCAAACCTGTCGTTTGCCCCGCGTCCAGGCAACATCCTAATTGGCTACGACAACATCCCGGATAGCGGCTATGGCAGTTAATACGCGCTCTTTGGTTCAAGGAAACACTGCTCAGGTTCAATCTCTACCAGCACCTCTTGGTGGTTGGAACGCTAGGGATAGCTATGCCAACATGGACCCTATGGATGCGGTCACGTTGGAAAATATGTTTCCAACTGTTTCCAATGTCACTTTGCGCGGCGGCTATTCAAAATGGGCTACGGGCCTAGACGGCCAAGTTCAAAGCCTGTTTGTTTATTCCAGCGGCACTACAGATAAAATGTTTGCCGTCACCGAAACAAGCAAGCTTTATAACGTAACGGCTAGCGGTGCTGTTGGCGCTCCGGTCCTATCAAGCCTTGGAAACGGCAAATGGGAATACACCAACATCACGACTTCTGGCGGCAGTTTTTTATATGCCACCAACGGCGTTAATGAGCCTTTGCTTTATGACGGCAGCACTTGGACCGAAATTACGGGCATATCTACGCCGGCCATCACAGGCGTCACAACAACTAACCTAATCAATGTGCTGCTGTTTAAAAACCGCATTTGGTTCATTGAAAAAGACACACTGAAGGCTTGGTATCTGCCGACATCCTCAGTTGGCGGTGCGGCTCAATTTCTAGATCTAAGTTCTGTCTGTAGGTACGGCGGCAAGCTGGTTGATTTTAGCACATGGACCATAGACGGTGGTTTTGGCATTGATGATATGCTGGCGTTCGTCACCAGCAACGGCGAGGTTATAGTTTATCGTGGCACAGACCCCGCTAGCGCCTCTACATGGGCGCTGACGGGTATTTGGAAATTTGGCTCACCTATTGGAAGCCGCTCCATGATTAAATACGGTGGCGACCTTCTTTTGCTTACCTATGACGGCTTGCTGCCTATGTCCCAAGCCATGCAAAGCGACCGCTTAGATTCTCGCGTGGCTTTGTCTGATAAGATTCAGGGCGCAATTGCTGCTGCTACATCAACCTACGGCAGCGCATCTGTAGGCTGGCAATTGGTTTATTCCGCTAAAAACAATGCCATAATGGTTAACGTGCCTGTGGCTGTTGGTCAGCAGCAGCAATACGTTATGAACACCATTACAAAGTCGTGGTGCAACTTTACGGGTTGGAACGCTAACTGCTGGGACATCTACGGCGAAAATCTTTATTTTGGCGGCAATGGCTATGTGGCTAAGGCGTGGGACAGTACCTACGCCGATGACGGGGCCAACATCGTTACCAACACGATCCAAGCGTTTAATTACATGGGATCGCGGGGCGTCAAAAAGTACTTTACCCGCGCCAGGCCCAACATTTTTACCAACGGCCAACCTGGCATTTTTGTTGGTGCTAACATCGATTTTAACATCCTAAACAATTCCGCCCCGTTGACCTATACAGCTTCGGTTTATGGCGTTTGGGATACGGGAGTTTGGGATACGGCCTTGTGGGGCAGTGACCTAGACATTACGAACAACTACCTTGGCATAACTGGTATAGGATATTGTATCGGTCTTCAGGTTAAAACCGCTAGCTCATTGCTTCAGGTTGAATGGGCGGCAACAGATTTGGTGTATCAAACCGGATGGGCTGGCATATAGAAAACGGGCCTGAGATAGGCTATTGGGTAGCAGATCAACTAGGCAGTTCTTTTTTTGCTGAGAAATCAGTCGCAATAGGGCTGTTAAAAGACGATAAGATTATAGCTGGTGTAATTTATGAAAACTGGAATGGTAGATCCTGGGTAGTTCATATGGCAGCGATAGGCCGGTTAACCCCGGCTTTTATGGGTGCGATGTGTGATTATCCCTTCAATACCTGCAATGCCCACAAGGCAATAGCACCAGTTCAAGTTGGTAATTTGAAAAGTGTGCGGCTCGTCACGAAGATGGGCTTTGTTCCTGAAGCCACACTTACAGATTGTCATCCAGACGGTGATATAGTGTTGTATACGCTTAAGAAATCAGATTGCAGGTTCTTGGAAGGTCGTTATGGGAAAAAGTACGCCGTCAGCGCCAACGCCAGTTAACTACACCCAGGCAGCGGCAGACCAAGGTGCTGCTAACCTGAAGTCTGGGTTGCAAAGTGCTGGTCTTAGCAATCCAAACGTTATCAGTCCGTATGGCAATCAAACCGTTACGTTTGATACGACCACTAATCCAGATATGCCACAGGCAACGGTCACGCAGACCCTAACACCTGCGGCACAAAAGGCTCTTGAAGCCCAGCAACAAGTTCAGCTTTCCCTAGCCAATCTTGGGCAACAGGGCGCTACAACCGCGTCTAATGTCCTTAGCACCCCATTTAAATATAGCGGCCCTGACATTAAAACGTCATTGGGTCCGCAAAGGGCCATTGATTATGGTCCTTCCGCTGGAATGTACGGCATGGCGGGTGGTGGTCCCGCTGGTGATGCATTTGGCTTGGCCGGCGGTGGTCCCGCTGCTGACGCGTATGGTTTAGCAGAGGGGATAGACGCTGCTAAATATGGAGTGGCCCAAAGATCGCTTGACTTATCCGGCATAGCCAAAATGCCGGTTAATGCTGGCATGACAGGTCAAGCGGCAATCTTGTCTCGCCTTCAACCGCAGATTCAGCAAGAACAAGCGGCGCTAAACCAACAGCTTGCCAACCAAGGCATTACGCCAGGCAGTGAAGCTTATAATAACGCCATGCGTACTCAGGGGCAGCAAGCCAATGACCTGTACACCCAGGCGGCTTTGCAGGGCATTAACCTAGACACAGCGGCTAACCAACAGGGTTTTGGACAGCAATTATCTCAAGCGGGGCTTTACAATCAAGGGCTTGGTCAAGATTTTAGCAGCGGTCTTGCGGCCAGAGGATTGACTAATGCCTCCATTGGTCAAAACTTTGGTCAGGGGCAAGCAGCGCAACAATTGCAAAATGCAGCCATTGGGCAGAATTTTGCTCAAGCGCAAGCGGCTCAAGGAATGCAAAATCAATCTATTGGGCAAAACTTTGGCCAAGGCCAAGCTGCTGCTGGCCTTTACAACCAAGCGCAAAACCAGGGTTACAACCAAGACCTACAAGGCGCTCAATTCGGCAATACGGCTGCACAGCAAGCTTTGGCGCAGCAATTGCAATTGCGTAACCAGCCGCTTAATGAAATCTCGGCTCTTATGTCTGGGTCGCAGATTCAGAACCCGCAGTTCCAAGGCTATACC